TAATATCCATAAGGATAAATCTCATTGTACTGATAAGGATTATATCTGTAATAATAAATCCTTGTTTCTAATGCTTTTCCATCGTGGAATCTTACAGGTGCAAATGGTTTATCTTTTTGAGATTCAACTACAATAAGACCAGCTACGAAGCCTAAGAAGAAATATGCTATTGCTTTGCCTGTCATTATTTTACAAAGTACATTTCAACTGTATCTGAAATATCTTTCATTTTAATCCAATTAGATGTTGTTGGCTGTCCTTTGGTAATTGGCATTTGACCAAGCAATCCAATTAAACACCACTCATCTCTTTTCATTCTTGGTGTATATGTTTTACTTTTATCATAATCTGGATTTTCTTTTCTTCGCATCAATTTACTTCCATCATCTTCCTTAGAAACAACATCCGCATCATCTGGAACAGTTAAATCTGATGGTATTTTATCCGTATGGTATATATGTCTAAATTCTGTTTCTTCATCTTCAGATGGCTCCCACGCTGTTACAGTATACTCTTCCAAAATGTAAGCACCATAATCATCTTTTAAATATTTAGATTGCCACCTAAGAGGTGCTGAATTTCCTATTACAACGGAATTTCCGTAAGGTCTAACAACTCCTATTGGCGTTTCACCTTCTCCACAGGCAACTACTTTATCACCATCAAGTTTGACAGTTGTCCCTATTGCAATTGCGTCTCCATCTTTAGATTCAAAATACTCTGCATAGTCAGCACCAGTAGAAGAATAAGCGCCATCTGCATCTGTTTCACCATTTCCCCTTAATGCGTGTTGGTAATCACCATCTCCCCCTGTTAATGTAACTAAAAAATTAAATCCATCGTTTCCACTTCTACCACTTGCTTGTAAGCGCAAAACATCATTTGTCAATGTTGCGATAGATGACCTTATTTCAGTATTTATAGTATTAGAAGATTGAAAAGCCATCATAGCGTGTTGGTCATTGCCAGTATTTTGGTCATAAACAAATAAAAGAACATCATCTGTACTGCCAGAGCCTAAATTTCTATGGAATCGTCCGCAAGTTCCACTTGTTGAGGTTTGAGAAACATGGAGATTACTTGTTGGGTCTACAGCAGCGTTACCTATCCCCACCTGACCTGTTTCATCAATGGATATTGCAGCTGTACCATCTTCTCTTAAAATTTCTACATGATTATTGCTGGATTCCCATTTCATACCACCTCTTGATGTACCCCCTGGGCCTTCAAATTTTATACCTATATCATTCCCATTGTC